CGCAGCCTGATGGCGGCTGCATTCTGCTGTTGAATGTAGACCTTTGATACCACCCCATCATCGGGTCGATCTGGTGGTAGATACTCGATGCCTTGCTTGGTGCTCTCCACCATGGTCTCAACACCAAGATCGTTTGGGATCAGGGTGGAGATGACATGCTCGCCATCACCGAAGTTGTAGCCAATCTGCTTGACGGTGAAGAAGTAATCCAGCGCAGCATGGTAGTCATAGACCCAGTCGCGCAGTGTGGTCAACCGTAGTGGCACCTCACAGAAGCCGCGTGGCTGGTTGCAGGCGATGCACTGCGCTATCGTGTTGGCGTGCAGAGATGCAAGGTAGAGGATCAGATCTTGGCGATCCTTCTGCTTGCGACGATGCAGTCGCTCAAAGGAGTAGAAGCGACCAACATGGTATGGGTGCGAAGGTGGCAGGTCCTTCTTAGACCGCACCTTGTAGATCGTTGTCACTTGACCAGCTTGATGCCTGTAGCGATCTTGAAGTTAGGTCGATGTATCGGACCATCGCCGATACCAATCTGCGTGTTGTCGATGCTGTCGTAGATGTATGTGTCCAAGCGCTGGGCAAGTTGTGCAAGCACCCTACGCATAGTCTCCTCATTGTAGACTAGGCTGTCGATGTTGATCTCTACTGCGATCTTCATACCTTGCCGCCTTTCAGGGTCTTGTAGATGCCCTTCAGGCTATCTTTGCGCACTGTGAGCTGGTAGGATGGGGCATTGAATGGGTCCCTGTCGCCCGCACCAATAGAGCTGAGCGATGGATTGTGGTGTTTGCGCACGACGTAGCCATCCTTCTTGATGTCCTTGCCCTCTTCAGTGAGATGCACCGCCAACCCCATTGCTGCTCTGCGCAACCGCTTTGCCTGCTTGCCGTTCATAGTGTGTCCAAAAATCTAAACGTTGATGATCTTGATCCGTTTTTACCTTGACCAAGCTCTTTTACCAGAGCGCGCCTCGATGGGAAAATAGTTATTCCATCTACAGTACAAGGTTGTGATTGCTTTAGCCTGTTGCTTTCACCTATTTTATCACACGTTTCGGCGGATAGCGGACCACGTGAAGGTCGCCGCTTTGCTGATACCCCCATTTTGGCTTTTGATGCATCGCTATGCTTCTTGTCTTTCCAACCATTGCCTCGAGCTTTTGACGCCGCACCGATCTTGCTGCAGATTTCATCTCGCTGCGCATCCGTCATAGATGCCCAACGATCCTTAGCATGCCTTGAAATACTATCACGACGTTGCTGGGAAGGAGATTGTTCTGACAGGCTCTTTAGCAGTTTTGCGCGATATACTGGATCCTGCCATAGCTTCTTAGCACGTTCTGAAGCGGCCAATCTCCACTCAGGGTGCTGTAGCCAGAACCTTTTACTATCTTCAGATGAATTGCCACCACCCCCAGTGATGATGTTCATACACAAGGGATCAGACAGTAGCTCCTCATTTACCAGCTGCTCTTCCCTTGACCGTAATTCCTGGCGAGATGGAAGCATTTCTAGTATCTGCTTAGTGTGTCGATCTACTCCATGCCTCTTTACTGAGCGTGTAATCAGCTTGCCACTGCCAAAGTAACCATCTTCAAGATCATCGGTGCTGTGCATGCCGATGTAATATCGGCCGTCAAATCGAGTGATCTTGTAGATGTAGTGATATTGTCTTTTGTCCGCTCTTTGCATAGATACCTCCTTGGGTATTTATAGCAAAAAAGTCACATGATGCCTGCATACCGTGGGTTGAGTTGTGTATCTGCCCAGTCGGGGATGTAGCCAAGATTGTCACGGTAGAAGAGGATCTCCCAGTTGGTTGCTGACGCAGTGCCAAGCTTGGAGAGCTTCGGGCGGACGATGATGAACTTCACCTCAGACGGGTTGCGCAGTCCCTTCACAACGAGGGGAGTTGCTACACCACTGATTGAAACCATTATATCACCATTTGGACCTGTGTGTAGCTCGAATGCAGGTAGGGGCAGCTGGATGGAGTGAATGACCGAAGGGTGCGGTGTAGGCAGAGCCCTCAGACCCTTCGTCTGCTCACAGAAACGGACCAGGGAGTTGAGGAAGGCGCTGTAGGAGAAGTCGTTGACACCGCCTTGACGGATGATGGACCGAAGGATCTCACGGCTAGGTGCGGTGTAGTGGTCCGCAGATCGCTGTCGTGCGTTGTAGGGACCGAGGTAGTCAGCTGCCTTCACGTGCAGGTTGTAGTGGTGCCCAAGCGTAGGGATGAGGTCAGAAAAGCCGAAGCTTCCGGTTGGTCGAGTGGCGTCAAGGCGCACACTCCAGCGTGGGAGGGTAGTTTCCATGGGAATAGGTTAGGTCTTGGAGTACCAGAAGGCTGGATGCTTCAGTAGGTCGTCGAGGTAGTAGATATCGAGCGCGCGCCCATGCTCACCATAGGAGAGCAGCGTGAAGAGCGGTTGTGGATCGATTGGTGGCAGGGTGTTGGTATCAATGGCAACAAACACAGGAGTTCTGTTCCACTTGAAGATGAGCAGCGGGATCTTGTTGACCTTTGCGGCGTCAATCACTACCTCCTCATACCACTTCCAGACCAGGGCAGTGCCCGACGCAAGCGACGTGAAGTTATCTGCAGTTGCATACGACTTGCATTCGATGACGTGCTTGAAGGTAAGACCTTCCTTGCGCTCATTGACTGGCACGACGTCGCCCACGAAGATCTTCAGTGCATCCTCACCCAGCATCTGACCGAGGGTCTCGAAGTTCTTGCCACCAACCCGAGCACCGGAGCCAGGTGTGCGCATGAAATTGAGTGGTTGTAGTGCCTTTGTGAGGGTCTTGGCGATGGTGCCTTCGAAGCCGTTGCCCTTTGATTTTCCGCCCCCGGGGCGCATCTTACGCTTGGTCTTGAGGGCGTTGTCGGCTCCAGTGATTGGGAGGGTGCGGGCTCCACGCTTCTTGGGAGAGGCGATGATGGGGTCACGTGGATCCACGAGGTCGTCAGACATGATGATGGGAGAGAGTTTGTGTTGCAGTATTTACACTGCAGGAGATGCAGGTTGGGCGGGCTTGATAGCCATCAAGATGCGCAACGATCCCTGTGCTGTACCTAACCCACCAAACACAGCCTTCAGGCGAAGAAGGTTGCCATCAGGGAGCTGCTCAGCGACTACATCCTTCATTGCCCGCTCCACTGCCGCACGCGTCAGCTGGGAACGATTAGCAAGGTAGGCCTCAATCCTGGGATATCCATTGCTAAACTGATTAACCTCGAACGTTGCACAGTTATGTGCACCCTTGCGCTTCAGCTCTGCCTCAATGTGCTTAACCATCCCGTGGGCGATCTTTAGAGCGAATGCATTTGCATCAGGATCTTCAAGCAGAAGCTCAGTAACCTTCACTTCATCTCCAACACGAGGGTGTACTTGCCAAAAGTTCGTGTCTGGCTAAGCTTGATGTTAAAGACACCACCCTCCTCAGCAAGATATTCCTCAGCATATTCCCACAGACGTTTACCGCACTCGGTAAAGCTAACTTTCGGGTCGCGTTGAACCAGAATGTTCAATGTGATGGCAACCTTCTTACCGTCATCGTCACTTGTGAGCAGTGCGATTGTGTAGGGGCGCCTCTGGCTGCGTTCTTCAAAATAGCTTTCCTCGGCATACTTGAAGCCCTTGACAAGTCCCTGCAGCAGATGGTCAAGGACCTTGGTGCTCTCATTTAGTTTCATGGCGGGCCCACCGTAATGTTGTAGAGTGCCTTGCCCATTGTCTCTGTTTCCGTGTACACTGTCGCTTTGCACGGTTGAATGCCGCCTGAAGGCACAACACTCTCAATAATATCTGCCATCTCTGAAGCTGCTTGGTCAACACGGGGTGTCTCAATGTAGACGGTGATAGTTGGCAATTTGTAGACGCTGTACTTGGCACTTGTCCAATTAACGTCGATCGCTCCGGCCCAATCGTTTTCAAGCTGCAGCAGCGGTGCGTGCAGCTGTTCTGCTACCATCTTGTAGAGCTTCATGGCATTGCTGCCAGCAACTTCAGAGAGGAACATTACTTCTTCTCAGAGTAGTCGCTGTCGAAGTACTTGGCAGTCTCGATGGAGTAGGTAAAACTGTCGCCCTCAGACGTACGAATGAGGTAGTCGCCCTTCTTCAACTTACCGGTCTCACCTTCAAGGTCTACCTTGATGACATCGCCATCATACCTGAATGCTTCAACTTCAGCAGCATCGCGATAGAGTGTGTAGCCTTCAGCATCTTCAGTCTGGTTAGCGCGGACTGGAGCGTATGATGCTTCGAGGTCCTCAGCATCAAACTTGCCGACGAGGACACGCTTGCCCTTCTGATCATCCTTGTAGACCTCGAATGGCTTCTCTTCGTTGTTGCCCTTCTTGACGCTGTAGACAACACTGGACACATAGGTCTTCGTCTCTTCACCAGCTTCTTTCCAGATGTCGGAAGCCAACTTTGTCTCGATGGCTTCTTCTTGCAGAGCAAGCTGATGCTTTTCGTGAAGGGCGAGTAGTTCTTGGATTAGTTTCATGGTTGATGTGTCCAGTAAGATAGACTATTTACGTCAATCCTGCTCTACTCGGCTGAAGCCCTGTTCTTTGATAATGCGCAGGTTCCGATCCAGTCGGCCAGCGATGGAGGGGTGGTGGCTGATAACAAAGATGCTCATGTCCTCATCCCGGCTCTTCTCCTTTAGCACCCGAACGATGCTGTCGATGCCGTTCTGGTCGAGAGCGCCGTCCAGTTCGTCGATGAGCAGTAGGTTGGTCTTGGCGTGCATGTGGTGCAGCACATCTCGGAAGGCCAACGCCATAGAAGTATTTACCCTTTTTTTCTCACCAGCCGACAGGTTGCCGAAATCAAGCTCACGACCGAACTCGGCCACAGTGCAGGACATGTCTGCATCAAATTTCACCACATGCGGTAGACCAAGGGTCTGCGTGTAGTGGTTGAGGCGCCCGTTCAAGAACGGGATGGTCTGGTTGATGATGCGACGACGCAGGAAGGAGTTCTTGTCGGTCAGCAGCTTCAGCAGGAAGTTCTGGTGGTCTACCCGCTTGCGCAGTGCGTCAACCTTGGCTGTGTCCACTGCGGCTATCACTTCCTTCTTCAAGGACGCAGCTGCCTCCAGGTGCGGGTTTACCGCCGTCTGCAGCGACTGCAGCTTGTTGCGCATGGCCGCCACGTTTTCACGAGCTGCCAGCAGGTCATCAAAGTTGGGGTGCCGGATGGCTGCCTCAACTTCGGTCAGCCGATCCTTCTTGGTGAGGGCCTCGGTAGCTACCTCATTGGCCCTCTCCTCTACATCAAGCAGACGAGAACCCTTTAGCTCAAGGTCAGCATCGACCTTGGCCATCTTGGCCGGTGCATCGGCGAAGGACTGCGTGCAGTACGGGCACTTGGCATCGGCAAGGTGGGCGTGCTCAGCCATGAGCTGCTGCACATCCTTCTCTAACTGTTGCCTGTCCTTGCGCAGTGGCGCCAGCTTCAGCGCGAGATAGGTGCCTTCCTCCTTCAGCCGTGCGCGCTCATCATGCAGCAGCTTTTCAGCATCGAAGTCGACAGTTGCCAGCGCTGCAAGGGTCTCTTCAATCTCAACGATGTCTACCTGCCGTGTGGTATTCCAGCGCTCAATGCGTGCCTCAGCTTCGCGCACCTGCTTCTTGTGCAAGTCAATGGCCACCTGCTGCTGGGTGCAGACGGCCTCAGCGATCTTGATGTCCTGCTCTGTCGACTTCAGCTTCTCCTTGAGCAGCTTTGCCTTCTCCGACAGCATCGTGATGTTGAAGAGCTCTTCGATCTGGTTGCGCTGTTGGTGGATTGGGAGCTGCAAGAAGGCTTGCGAGTTGCCAGAGAAGATGACCGTCTTGGTGAAGAGGTCGTAGGAGATACCGACGATGTCCTCGATCAGCGCGTCACACTCGGTTACACCCTTGCCTGGCGTGATGTCCTCACCATCCTTGCGGATCTCGATGCGGTAGTCCTCACCCCGTGCACGATAGATCTCGTACTCGATGCCATCCTTCTCGAAGCAGAGGCGGACCTCCATCAGTGTGTTCTTGGTGGCGTTGGTGCTGTTGATGAGCCGCTGCAGTGAGATGCTGTCGAACGGCTTGTTGTAGAGGGCGTAGCAGACGGCGTTGATGATGGTCGTCTTGCCAGCGCCGTTAGACCCGCCGACGTCGATGTTCTCACCGGTCACTGTGACGGTGCCCTGGTCATTCAGCTCGATGATCTGAGGGGCGTTGCCGAAGCTGAGGAAGTTCTTTAGCTCCAGCGTCTTGAAGATCAGTGGGATGCTCATGTCGTTACGATGGTGCAGTCAGTGCCGACT